CTAGCGAAGTTGTACTGTCGGCTGTAGCCGCTCCAAACGTTTTTGATTTATAATTTTCCGCCATAGCGTTCTCCTATTAAATGGTGAGGCTGTTACACCTCACCTAGATTATTGTTTAACTCCAAGGGTTAGCAAATGCACCATTACCAATTAGTTGTGCACTAACCTGCCAAAGTAAACCATCAACTGCTCTACATTGAATTTGAGCACCTTCTAGTCCACCTTTAGTAGTAGCAGTTAAAGTTAGTGTATCAGTTCCACCTGCTGTAAAAGCAGTTACAGCCCCTGGATCAGTTGCTGTGTTGTTGTAGATCGCCATACCTCTAAATACATCTGCTGTAGCTCTACCTGCTGCAGTTCCTGCATTTATAACAATAGTGTTACCACCTGTTAAACTTGCAGTAACAATGAATTCATACATTATTCCTACTCTGTTTAAGTTAGCTGGATCACTTCCAGGACCTGCTGAAGCTCCGTCAGCTGTGTCTATGATTGAAGGTAAGTTAAATACAGTATTAGCGTTTCCAATCTGTATAATTTTTCCTTGATATAAATCTATGCCAGCAACAGTAGTTCCACCATCAACGGTGCCTGTTATTGAAGCTGCCATATTTGGACCTGTTCCCAAAAAACCATTTAGGGATCTGACTGGTCCGTCAAATGTAGTTCTAGCCATTTTATTCTCCTTTGGTCGTATAGACCATTATCGTCACGCCGTCTCTATACCGTCTGCTTAGCCAGTCTGCGTAACTAAATTAATACTAAGAATTGCATTCTAAAACAAAAAAGGCGGTCTTGCAACCGCCTTCTTCTATCTGGGAGGATCCAGTGTAAGTTTTTATTAACTTCCTTGAGATGCGTAAACACAACGAGGATCAGAGTAACCAAAGCTATATCTCTCACGAGCTTTGTATCTCATATTTCCTGTATCAAAATCGCCTTCCATGCCAGTAGCAAGGGCAGCTCTTGTGAAATGTTTAAATCCATTAGGAGCATCGGTTTTAATAAACCAAGCATCTGTGTCAGTTAAATAATGGTTAACAGTGTAACCACCAGATAACATCCCCATGTTTTTCATAGCATTGATATCATTATCAGCAGTACCAACTCTTAGAGTTGAGTTCAAGACTCTATCAACTACAAATTGAATGTTTACAGGAATAATTAATTTTTTCCCTTGCATACTAATTTTTAGTCCTCTTTCGTCGATATAACCGGCAATGTCAATCATTGCTTGTTCTAACGAGGTTTCGTTAATATCTGCGTCCGTCGCAGATCTGTTAGACCAAGTACCACCTAGTGCAGTTGGATGTGCTGTATTAGCTAATGTAACACCATCTCCACCAGTTGTTGTAAATGCTGTGTTTAATACATCAGCACCTCTTACTTGTTTAGTGTAAGCCATAGATCTCGCTAGGGCTTTAGTGTAACGAGCAGATAAAGTATCATACAAGTTGTCTTCGACAGCTTCCTCAGTTAATGCAAACGCTAAAGCGATTGTTTCATGAGTATAACGTGCAGTAAAAGACTCAGAAGCGGTATCGAAACCGATTGCTGATCCTTCTGCTTTTACGTTTGCTTGTCCAAATCCAACCAACATAACTTCTTCTTCAAAAGCTCTATCACTTGATTCTTGCTCAAAAATTTGAGCAGCTTCGTTTTCGTATCGCTTGTACTCTAAACCGAACAGGGCGTTTAAACCAGGTTCTAGTTCTTTGGCAAGCTGTGCTCTATTAATAGCCATAGTCTATCTCCTTATTAAATGCCTAGAAGGCTGTCCATGTAATGAACGTTGAGTCGCACAACCGCTAATCGGCCTGCTACGGTTTTATCGACTGTTCCGATATCAGTTGATGCTTGATCATCAAACGCTATAACTTTTAGGTTTAATGTAGCAGTAACTGCTCTTGTAGTTGGATCTAATTCACCAAGTGAGTAACCGTAAGTGTCGACGCCAGTTGTTGCTGTTGAAAAATTCATGTTAATGAATCTATCAGTATCAGGTAAAGCGGCAGCCGCGTTAATAACGTATAACGCATCGGGATTATCGGAAATAAAAGCAGTTGCTTCTGTTAACGGTTTAATCGCTGCGTATCCAGGCCAGTAAGCTGACCAGGTTGGTGTTCCGTCAGTTGCGATATAACGACAACCTTGAAAAACACCTAACAAAGGTACGGTACCGCCTGCGACAGCACCTACAATATCTATTAAACCACTTCCTAGAGGTACAACTGGGCTACCAGTCCAAATTTTGGACGTAGTTCCAGATGAGTAACCATCAGGGTTTATAGGATATGCATTAACACCTTGGTTATTATAGTTTGAGCCTGATCTTTCGTATGGACGTAGACCAAAAGCAGCATCTATATTAGCCATAATATGTCTCCTTTAGACAATAGGTAGAGACATAGACCTTAACCATTAAGATTTTTTGTTTCCACCAAATTGAACCCTACTTTGCCTTTCTTGCGAAATGGGCATAGAGGGATGCTCTTCTTTCATTAGATCATTTTCAATAGATGCCTTTTGATCGCTAGTTTTATTTTGGAAGTATTCGTCGCGATCTTCTTTAACTTCAATTGGACATCTCATTAATAATAATCCTCCAACTCCGATTACACCTTTATATTTTCCATCTATCATAGAAGGAAGATCTTGCCTATCTGGATATTCATCAACTCTTACGAATTCGTATCCTGAGCGTATACGACCCAAAATGTTTTTTTCATCTTGTTCGCCACGAAATTCGGCACGAACCCAACGATGGTGAAAACCTTCGGGTGGTTCGGGTGCATCTAAACTTGAAGGAGGAACCCATCCTCTCTTCCGAGCTTTTTTTTCACGGGTTTCAATTTTGCGCGGGGATTTATTTATTGTTTCAGTCATTGTATTATGCCTCCTTCACGTGTTTTGCATATTCTTCTAATGGCACACCGAGTTTTCTTGCTATAGCAACTTGTGAAGGTGTGAGTCTCACAGTGCGGCGTCCAGAGGACGATGTTCTTGTTGCCGAGGCTACTTTTTGAGTAGGTCTTGGCTTATCCTCAAATTTATGAGGAAACTCTTTACGAATTCTCGTATTAATTTCATTATAGTAGTCATCTGAGCTTACGTCAAACCCTTCTTGAACTAATTCTTCGTGAAAAGACATAGCTGTGTAAGTCATTCCTTTATCTTCTCCAAACCATTTGTTAGCACCTGCCCACTCTTCTGCTTTATCATCTACTGGAGCTTGTTGAGTTGGAGGTTTATCCCAAGGTTGTTGAACAGTATTTTCCTGCTGTTGACTATTTTCTTGTTGAGCTAGTCTTGATTTTTGAATTTTTAAACGTTCTTTTGCTATAGAAAGTCTAGAAAGTTCTTGTTGAGCTTCAACCTGCTTACCTGTATCTTGGTTTTCAATAGCTGCCTGCAAAGAATTTTTCATTAATACTTCTTGTGTGACTAAGCTTTCCTCATTTTTCTCAACATTAATTCTATTAACCGATTGAGACTGAGATTGAATTTTTTTATTTTCTTCGTTAATCTGTTTTGCGTACTCAATAGCCGCACTTTCTCGACGTTCTGCTTCACGCATTTTTCTTGTTAACTTATCAATACGGCGTTTTACGCCAGCACTATATTCTTCTAGTTCTTCTTCTTTACCTTCTTCCTTAACTTCTTGAGTAGTCTCCTCTACAACCTCAACGTTTGGGGATTCTTCTTTTGTTATCTCTTCTACGCCTTTTTCTTCCAATACTACGTCTACTGAATTACCTGACGTATCAATAGGTACTAATTTTTCTGATGGTGTTGCTTCTATAGTTTCTGGCATGGTGCCTCCATGTTATAAAATGTTAGCCGGCAAAATATCGCGAGGATCATCAATGACTGCCAGTATTTCATCATCGTTGACTATTCTAAGTTCTCCACCCTCAATCTTAATACGAGATCCTGCATATCTTGTAATTAAAACCCAATCTTTTTCTTTACACCAGGGTCCACTAGGAAAGCGTTCTTTATCGAGAAAACAATCTGGTCCCATTTTTAAGACCTTACAAACATTGGTAGAAATTTGTGACGCTTCTACTGTTTCATCAGTAAGATGAAGACCTGCTGTTGTTTTACTTTCCAATTTTAATGGATATAAAACCATTCTAAAGCCTGTTGGTTTTGGTATTTTCTCTAATTCTTTTTTCTTTTCTGCTGGGCCTTTTTTATCCCATACATGCTTTGGCATAATTAACTTGCTCATTCGTCTCGCTCCGTTTTGTTTAGCAGGTCCGTGAGTTCCTGTGATTCTTGTTGTAAGGCATGTAACTTACCTGTTAAATACCTATATTCGTCCCAATCTTTGACACCTTGCAATATAGCGTTTTTTACTTGATCTTGTCTAGTTTTTAATTCTTTTTTGTAGTAGGTAAAAAAATTTTCTAAGCGCATTCTCTCATTAATTTTGCAAGATATTCACATCTTGATTTTGTTTGCTTTCTCCACCTGGAATCCAGCATTTCAATACTAGCCGTCTTATAGTCTTTTTTTTCAAGAGATAAAAGCATTTTTAAAAATTTTCTCACCCCTGATTTTCCAAGTTGATAGCACATTTCAATAATGCAATCTCTTGCGACAACATGTAATTCTTGAATATGTCCTACAATGTCGTTAGCTTCTTCTTCGGCTTTATTTAAATCTATTCTAAATAATTCTAATAATTGATTTTCTGGATATTTTACGCCTGGTTTAAAATCATCATCGTCTGTAATTAAGTGGCCGTAGCCTATGGTGGCAAAGCCTAAATTATCTTGGTATAATACATCTGAAAAACCTTCGTGCTGACGAATTCTTTGCTCCAATACTCGAGAAACCATTATGCGTATATTCTTGTTCTTTGTTTTTTACTTGGTAACATTCTTCCAAAACCTCTCGGAGTTATTACTACATAACCTCCTTTACTATATTTTTTTGCCCACTTTTTTGCTATTTCAGGTTCATTAGCAAATAAATATTTTCTTTGTTTTTCTGATTTAAAAGGCACTATCTTTTTTTTGCAGTTTTAGCACTTTGTTTAAATGCCTTAGATGTAGGAGCACCTTTAGTTCCAACTTTTCTCATTTTTTCACCTGAGCCAGCTTTAATTCTAGCTTTTTTTGCTGCGATGTTCGCGTATAGTCCTGGTTTACTCATTTCGTTAACCCTTTGCTCTTCTCGAAGGACCTGAGTCCAGCGACGCCGAGCATTGAAGTGACAATTGCTAGTAAAGGTCCAGTTTGAATTTCAGGAGCCAATAAATTTAATCCTGCAAATTTAGAATACCATTCAATTCCTGGAGATAGAATAAATTCAAAGGCAAGCGCAAAGCCTCCACACCAGCCGATGAAAGGCCTCCATCCAGAAACGAAAATTGATCGATGACCTGCTTCTTTAGCATTTACATCCAATTGTTTTTCAGCGAGTTTTTGTTGAATTCGCTGCATCAATATTTTTTTGTCTAGCATTTCCTCATCTGAGGTATGCAAGTCATCGATCACTTTAGAAATAGTTTTTAGTGCACCACCCTGGCCTCCTCCTAAGATTCCTTGAATGATGCCTAGCATTTATACTGCTCCCGTTACTTTTCCGAGAACTATAATAACGACGACGGCAACGATACCGGCTTTAATCCAGTCCTTCATGCCCCATTCGCTCCACTCTTTTAAGTGTTGCCATATATCTTTTAAAAGTTTCATAAAACCTCCTTTAAAAAAAACAGTCTACCTTAATAGTTTAATGTTCGCAAGAATTACAATGACAGTCTTCTTTATTACAACAAGACCCTACTTTACTGCAATGACAGTCATGCCCGCAGATTTTGCAGTCCACTAAAATAAGCCCTTAAAAGGAACCTTTTTAATTTGTACTTTACTTCTTTGACCTTTTGGTCCTTCACCTAAGTTTTGTGTAACTTTTGGTCCATTACTAGATGAAGTATAAAGCTCACTTACTTTTTCTTGATTTACAAATTTTCCTGCATAAGGATTCATATCCGTGGTTACAGTCATTTTTGCGTTAGGGTATTTAGATCCGTTTATATATTTTGCTTTCATTTTATATCCTAGTATATTTTAGTAGCGCGTCTTTTTGCTTTCAAATCAACACCATAGCCACGCGAGTACATCTCGGTAACTAAACCACCTTTTTTATATCCTTTGGTAAGCTCACCTATAATTCTTCTTTTTTCGGAAGTTCTGTTTTTATTAGGTCTTTCAGCGTCAACACGACCCATTTCTTCTAGTAAATTCATTCTTCCAGTATTAGCCATGTTTACCTCAGTGTATAGTTGGTTTGACCAAGTCAATTAAATCAAACGTGTTAGCGTCTATAATTTTCTGACCTTCTTGCGGTCCTAGATTATCAAAATATAGAACTTGAACCATACTCATCATAGCACCTGCTAAAAGTATACTATCTTCTTTACTTTTGGAAGTCTTTTCTACAAGTATCACTAATGTTTCAAAGTATTGGCTTATTTTAAGCTCTGAGGGTGACATCTTAATTCTCAAAATTTACATTTTTCTGTAGTTCTTCTTTTCTAGGAGTATTTGCTTTTTCTAGATTAACATTAGCTCTTAGTTGAGCAATATCTTCTTGAGATTCAATCTTATTTTTATGTTGTTTCGAATCAGCAGCTATTCTTTTCTCATCAATACCTATTCTTGCCTCGTCATCCATAATTTTTCGTTGCAGATCTTGATTTCTAATATCAATCTCTTGTTGTTTTAATGCGATAAGAGGGTCTTCACCTTGTTTTTCCATACTCTCTTGTTCTTCTACAAACATTTCCTCTATAAACTCTGTAATTTTAACAGCTATTTGTTTTTCTAATTCTTCTTGAAACTGTTGTTGTAGTTCTGGAGGTAATTTTCCACCATATTTTGCAGCTTCCTCTTGTATTTGTTGTGCGTTCTCTTCTTGAATCATTTGTCGTGCAAGTAATGAAATATGTTCCATAATATGCGCTTGTAGTAAAGTAGTTACGTTTGGATTTCCTCTAATTAACATAGTAGACATAAAAGTTCTGTGAGCATCTATGTGCGCTTGATGATCTTGTCCTTGAAAGGCAGTAAGCTTTTTAGCCATCAATGCATCTGCATTTTCCAATCCTGGATCTTTCGGAGCAGGGGCTTTTGGAGTCGGAAGAATAGCTTGAATATCGTGAACACCTAGTGCTTGATACATACGTTTATATGCCTCATACATATTATGAGATGCAGGGTCTGCTTGAGCCAATTGTAGTTGAGTCTGAGCTAGTGTTACACGTTGAGACATCGAGAAAATATTAGGGTCTGATACAGGCATAATATCAATGCGATCATCAAAATCTGATTGTTTTATACTTGGAATAATATCTTTTCCTACACCATACGGATAAGAAGGTTCTGTGTAATCTCTGAACACTTTTGCTAGAAGTCTAAACTCCATGCGTTGAGCATAATGCATTCTTTTATGAATAGCACTCATCACTCTTGTGCCTCGTTCCATAATAGCCATAGTTGTACCTACAGGAGCTCCTGCTCCTCCAGCATCACTTATTGATTGGTCGGCTATTGTAGCAAAACGCTGTCCTGCTGCAACGACGAAGCCTAGTAATTGAAATAAAGTAGCACTTGGTTCTTTGTAAGGAAGAGGCATTAAGCCTGCTCGTAAATCACCACTTGGTGCATCTACATCCCTAAACTCTCCTGGTTGTAAGGGATTGTCATCGTCTTTAATTCGCAATCCTCGAGCTTTAAAACCCGCAGGGAGATTGGACAATGTACCTGCATCAATAAGTTGTCTAAGTGCTGATGTTGCAGTTCTTGATAAGCCTCCGAGCATGTGGATAAGACCAAAGCCGTAAAAGCCAAGGCCAGGTAAAAACTTATAGTGTACAAAATATTGTTTTTTCTTTTTAAGTGTATCTTCTTCTGCATAATTTCTATAAATAGATAATACTTTTGATGATCCTTCATCAATTGTTATAATGTAAGGTAGCTTAATACCATTGTCGTCTTCAAATCCTTCTAGGTCTAAGTCAGCATGAATTTCTAATAAAGTATAATCTTCTTGATAGCTTGTATCTTGAATACCTTCTATTCTATTTTTGGTTTCCTGTATTCTTGTTTCTTCCTTGTAAGGTTCAATATCTACATCACGATAAAAACCTAAAACTTGCATTTTTCTAATATCATTCTCTGTGCGTCTTAGAACATGTGTCACCCTTTCTGCGGACTGTAGATCAGTAGCCGTATATGGTACAATCAAATCTTCAGATGCTACAAATTTAGAAACTGCTCTTCCGAGAGTAGCGTCGTAATAAATTTTTTTAAATGTTGAGCCTGTTAACGGAAGGTAAAATAACATTTGATCAAGCTCTGGATCAAATTCTTCCATTACATGCATTATTTGATAGTTCATGTAATCTTTTATTCTTTCCGCTTGTTCTTCTTTTTGTTGGTCGGGCGCTCCTAAAATTTGTGTGCGAACTGGACCACCACTAGGTAATAATTCTTTGTACGCTTGCGCTTGAAATTGAGTAACGGACTCTGATAGTAAAGGATGGGTTACGCCACTTGCTCCTGCAAAAGGCATTGTTCGTTCTTCATATTTAAAACCTAAAAGTTCTAATCCTTTTCGGTAAGCTTGAAACCATTCATCGCGAGAACTTGTATCGGATTGGTAATCTGCCATTAAATCACTTGAAATTAATTTTAAATCATCTTCTTCAATGTAATCAGCTAAATTTGAATCAAATTCTACTTCCTCCTCATCTTCACCAGGATTTATTATAGCAGAACCATCTTCTTGCATTTCTACTGCTTCAACATCAAATTCAGGAGTTTCTATGTCTACTTCCTCTAGTTGAATTTCGGTGTTAGGTTCTCCTATTGGTTTGTCAACTGCCATTACGCTACCTCAAATATATCAATATCTTCCACAAGTCCACCCATGGCTTTATGTGTCACATAAGGTTCTAACATTTCTTTAGTAATTTTAATAGCAAATACTGAATCCATATTCGTGGGATCGGGAGTTGCTATAGGCTCAATTTTGTAATTTGGATTTGTTCGTAGTAAGTCAGCTGCTTGATCTCTATTAGTTAATGTAGCAACCATATTACCATTTTGATCTGTTACTTTGAAAACAACCTTATCACTTTGTTTTAATTGAATTGGCATTGTCACAAATTCTGAATTGTTTTCTTTTGCTTGTTTTTGTAAAATTTTTTCTAAAGTACCTTTGTAGTGTGGCTCAGTTGCTTCATAGACAAAATTAGAATTTTGTTGGGCAAACGCGTTTGCCTCCCCAGCATTTTCGGTAGGTTTAAATTCTTTTACTCGCTGATAACCTGTTGTTTCTGTAAGAGGTTTCCCGTCAGTATCCATCCTTACTATACCATCAGCATCTTTTACTTTTTGCTTAATAGGCTTTGATTTATCTACAACATGATACACCTTAGGGGCTGTAACATTAGGACCTCCATAAAACTCATCCATGCCTACACCTGATAATCGAGAATTAGTCAACTCTCCAGTTTCATTAAAGTAATCCAGTTGGCGTTGTTTTTCTACAGCTCTTTCGGCTGTTGATGTGTTCGTTCCTCCCTTATGTGAATATCTTTTTTTAACAAAGTTAGAAGGTGACACCGCATAATACTCGGCAGCATTAGGATCTTTTAAAACAAACTTACGATAAGCTGCTTCATACAGATCAGCTTTAATAATTGCATCACTCCATTCGTTTCTATTCTTAAAAGGTATATCAGGAAATAATTTATCCATGGTAGAAGAATCAAGAGTAGAAACATTTTTAAATAAAGAATTCATGTTCTCATTCATTACATCAGACAACTTCTTAATATCTGCATCACTAATCTCACGAGTAGTTACATAATTATCAATAATATCTGCTACCTCATCTTCCATTAAATTCATTTTTTTTCGTAGTATATCCACTTCTCCTGCACTTTTAGCCTGAGGGCGAAAAACACTTTTGTTGTCTTCGTAGAATTTTAATAGTTCTTTATTTATTTTAGCAAGAGAGGATAAATCAGTTGCTGTTTCGTTTCTTTCCATTAATTGTTTTAAAGTTTGACCTAAATATTGTTTTCGTCTAGCTGCTTCTTGTAGTAAATCGGATTGTATTTCATCAGCGAACGTGACACGCACATAACCTTCTGTGCTAGGTGTCGTTACTTTTTGTAGATCAATTAATGATTTATCAATAGACATTTGCAAATCATCTACCTGTTGTATCATTCCAGGGCTTAATTCTTCTATAGCATTTTCATATCTTAGAACATCATCTATACTTTTTATTTCCATCCGCGCAATATCTTCTTCTGTTAAAGCACCGTTAGCTGCTTGGACTCGACGACGAGCTGATGCTTGCAGTTTACTTGTAATCTCCCCAAAGAGACCTGCTTGCTGGCTTTGTTGTTTAGCTAATATTTTTTGTATTTTTTGAACAGATCCTTTAACGACAACAGGTCCTGATATCTTTGGTGGAATATACCCTACACGATCGGTAAGTCGTGACCAGCCAATTGTGTAATTATCATCTCCTTGACCAAAATTATGATTAGGTGCTGCGTCGCCTTCTCCTTGGATATTTTCTGGTAATTGACCTGAGTCTCCTGGCAAATTCTTTTTAGGAATTATAAGAACACGCTCCCTGTAACTATTAGGTATACTTCCTGGTTCATAATAGTGATCATGACCTGGTCGTACATATCCTTGAGGATTAACAATTTCAGAATTAAATCCTGTTCCGTGAATACGAATTCCTGCAATAGGAGCTTGTCGTATTTGTGTAATTAATGTAGTCGCATCAATTGGTACCCCATCAGGTAAATCTTTTAAAATAGATGTCACACGATAATCTACTTTTTCCGAATCTTTAATATTGTTTTTTTCTAAAAAACTAAATACTTCTTCTTTTGAATTAAATGTTTTTGGTGCGTCAGGTCGTGATAATACTCTTTCAATGTCGGAATAGAAAACACTTGTAGCAGGTTGTTTTGTGTAAGGTGTAACACCTAAAGGTGCCTTTACTTGTTTTTCTGGGTCAGCAATATTAATAGGTGTGTCGGGAGTTGGATCAAATATTTCTGTTTCCTCTTGTTGAATTTTATTTAAAATTTCTTTTTTAGGTCTAGGTGTACCATCAGATTTTGGTGCGAGATTATCAACCTGGTCTAATTCTGATTTAGGAATAGGAATACCTGAGAAGGTATTTTTTGGTGGTTTTCCAAATAACTTAAATAAAGGTAAAATTAAATTTGCTGTATCATAACTAGCTTCATCATCAAAAATAGATTGATCTTCCATAGTTGGAAGGGTTGGTATGTCTCGTGCGCCAGGGTCCGCGGACATCGGCTCTTCAAAAATATCTTCTTCCACCATACCACCACTCGCCATAGCCAATATATCAAGTTTACCTGCGCCTTTGGATATTATATTTATACCCGCATTAAGGTCTTTTAACATTTTTTGAGTAACCCCGTCTTGTTTCATAAGGTCTGGTCGACCAACATATTTTCCCCATAGCTCTAAAAGTTTTTCTTCAATATATTTATGCCTACCGTATACTTTCCCATCTATTACTATTTCAGCACCTATGGATTCTAACTGTTGTTCAACTTTGTCTAAAGCATTCTTGTTGCCCTCCGCTATTGCTTTTCTAGCTTTTGGCTCTAATTTTCTACTCTGTACTAGAGAATTAAGTACTGATATATCTAAATAATATGCAGAAGGTGTTCCTCCTGTTCCCTCTAAACCTTTCGGAACAGTGTTACCTATTTGTGTATTTTCAAATCTATGAGCAATCTGTAAACTGTTGTTGGTAGGATTAATAGTTCTCGAAGGAAAAATTTGATTTAAAAATGGTTTTATTTTTTCACCCGCTCTGTCTCTGACATCATCAAACTCTTTGAAATATTGGTATTGTTTGTAAAATATAGAATCTGTATTTTTTAAATCTTTTATTTCTAAATCAAATTCATTCATAAAATTATCAAAGTTACCATCTTTTCCTTTCCTTGTAGTAGGAGAACTTTCTCGTATAAAATTTAAGTATCTATGTAACGATTTTTTATCTATATTTGGATTACTTGACGCTATGTTAGCTATATTGTCATTGGAGTAGAAATACTTTTTAAATGCAGCGGGTTCTGACGGTTTACCTTTATTAAATTCAGATTTTCTTAATTTTTCCAATCCTCTTTCGCCAGTAAATCTATCCAATTTTTGTAAAAATTTCTTTTTAGTATTTCCAGTGGTTATTGGTTCTAACCCCGTTGCACGTGTGTATGCGTCTTCAAAAACTTCATATAGTTGTTCTTGAGGCATTCCAGAGATATCCATACCTTCAGTTGTGTTATCAAATTCTGTTTTAATATTTTGAAAAACTATTTCAGAATCATACTTATTTATTAGATCCGCAGTTTTTTTATCTCTCGATTTACCTAGATTATCTAGTCTTCTTTGTTCTAAACTTTTTACACTAGATGGTATTTCATAAAAATATTTATCTGGGTCTTTCTTCATTTCGTCTAACATTTTTCTATCACTCATTTTCATGTAATTTGCTTTTATAAAATCATCTGCCGCAGTTTTATATTTTAACTGTGGATATATTTTTTTAATTTCATCGGATGCTGATATTGTGGGAGAATTCTTAATAAGTAGTTCCTCTGCTGCGTCTAGCATCTCCTCATATTGTGCAGGTGTTAAACTGTCACGTAGCTTTTTAATTTGTAATTCGTTGGAACTATTTATAATCTTTGCAAATTTTTGAATTGTATCGGGACTCGTTTGTTTAAGTATAGCAACACTAGGTGTAATACGTAATGTTTCAATAACTTCATCTTCTATAGATATACCAGGACTTAAATAAGGATCAGATACATCTTTCGGTTTAAGAGGATCAAAATCTTTATATTTTGAAATAATTTGTCTATCAGATAAATCTGTAAATTCGGGTTTAGCTTCAACATCTTTTATTACAGATTCTGCAATCTCATCGGTGCTTTGACTAGGTGTAAAGATATCTGTCTCAATAGTATCTGATTTTAAATCATCATTTATTTGTTTAGTAGATACTTCATCAAACTCATCTGTAACACCAGATCCTACGCCTAGTTTAGCTTTTGCTTCTTCTGATAGCTCGTCAAAAGGTGTACCTTCATCCAATAATGAATAAGTTTTCATTAGCTCTGGATTTTCTTGTAAGAGCAAATAATTTTCGACAGGACTTTTTTTAGTAAAATTAGAAACTTTATTTAATCCATTAAAAGCGCTTTTAAAAGTAGCTTTTACTCCTGCTCCAGCTCCAGCAAAATCCAATCCTACAAATCCTAATTCTATTAATTGAAAAGGAGATATTTTTCTTTCCATTTCCATTTCTCTTAAAGTTTTTCCAGGGTTAGGCCCAATTATAATTTGACCGGCTTTTCTCAAACCTGCTGCTGTCATTGATATCTGGTTTAAACCATATTTTTCTATTAAATCAGGAAAATCAACTCCTATTGCGTCAACTAATTTACTTGATTTTCTGTAAGCATTAGAAGCTATATTACCTTTAGGATAAAAATCAAAAGATTTTTCTGCACCTTTTCTCATTAATACATCAAAAGAACTTTCATAACCTTCAGGCATTCCCTCCATAGTTGGAGGTAGTTTTATTTCTTGGACGCCATTTCGGGTAGAAACGCCAGGCATCATATTGTCTATTGCAAAGTTATCTTCAAAAATATCTATTTCTTCAGGCATTATTCAACCTTTTTGTTTTCTTTTCTATTCATATCTACCATAGTGCTAATCATTTTAGAAAAATCTGTTGCTTCATCTTCTGTTTTAAATCCTGTTAAAAAATCACCTTTATCTTTTGCATACTGTAAAGGATCTTCTGGTTTAAAAAGTTTACCCTCATTATTCATTCTTATTGTTGGAACAAGATAAATTACTCCATCTTCTTCAAATGATGAAGTGAATACTGTTTGATTTGCTTCGGTAGTGGGGGTACTTTTATCACTTGCTCTTTCAAACCACGGCGTTTGCATAAATTTACTTTTATCAGCCATTAATAATATTCTCTTGGTTCAATATACATAGGTTCGTCCACATGATCGCTTTCCAATTGAATAAAGTTACCTTGTCTAAAACGAAGCAACGCTTGTGTTGTTGAATCGACTAAATCATCATGATCACCATACGGGAAAGC